CGCGTATTTCTTTTTCTCGAACGAAGGCATCAAGGACAAACTCGCTTCACTCCGCCAGGCTGACGCAGTTCCGAAATGGGAAGTTGCAAGGGATGTTTCGGACGACTACCGCAAGCAAATGCTCTCGGAGATGAAAAAAGACGTCACGAACTCCAAGACCAAACAGGTCGAACAGAGATGGGTTCGCATCGGCGGACGTCCGAATCACCTTTGGGACTGCGAATGTATCGCGCTTGCATCGGCGATGCTCGCTGGCGTTCTGCCGATAGGTGAGTGATCAATTTCGTGGCGTTACGAAAATGATCGAGGCAAAAAATAATTTCATTTTTTTCTTTTCAAAAATAAAAAAAGCGTAGATATTTAAAACATCGAAGGGCAAGAAGCCCAACGAAGAAACCTAAAAAGAAAAAACAAAATGAAAATCCAAAACGCACTCAACAAACTAAACAAGGCCGGATTCACTATCTCTGAAAATGGAAACAGATTCAGTGCAGTAAAACCAAACGGTAAAAAAGTTGTTGAGTTTTTGAGGAACGGACGCAGCGAGGAAATTGCATGCGTTGGTTTTAGGAACATCAATGACGTGAGTGATAGCCAGATTGATTATTGCGCAACTATTTTTTGCGATAGCTTGAACCAAGCGATGCGCCACGTCCTATCCTAACACAACCGGCGCGGGTTCAATCCCCGCGCCTTTTCTTATATGAACAAACAAGAATACGAAAAAGAACTTAGGGAGCTTCGGCGCCATTGTTCTTGGGGCGTGCGCATTGGAGTTTTTGCGGTTCTTATCAATGCGCTCAATATGTATTTGGCGTGGTCTAAAGTCTTATGACTTCCGATCAAAGTCTTATGCAGCCATAAGACATTGGCTTTTGACATATCGCACAAGACACTTACCGTCACGCCATCTGGCTGGCTTGCTATGCGCAACAGACATTCTGAATCAACAGATGAAGCCTAGGGACGCCTAGGCGTAGGGTTATTTTTTTGACATCGCCTACTTTTAAATGGCGATGAACAAAACATTCTTTGGTCTGCCGCTTGCAACCTTGCAAGAATTGCAGACCGATTTCACGGCTTGCCTAAAGGCTATCGCCATTGCAGGCGCAAGCTACAGCATCGCAGGCCGCTCGTTTACTCGCGCCAATCTTGCCGAGGTCGCGCAGACCATCAAGGAACTGCAAGCTGCACTTGACAACGCCTCCGGTTCTCGTGTATCTCGATACACGCCGACCTTCCCAACACAGAGACCATGACGCAAGACCTCATCACAAAAGCCATTTCGTTCGTGTCTCCCAAGGCCGCTCTTGACCGCATGGTCAACCAAGCAAAGCTTCGCAACTTCGGACGATTCGACTCAGCATTGACAAGCGAGAAGCGTGGCATCAGCCGTGGCGTCAGCGGTGGCGAGGACACTAGCGGAACTCGCGAAAGGTATTCGCTCATCCGCGCCGCTCGCGATCTCGCAGACAATTTTCCGCCTGTTCGTTCTCTCCTTCTCAAATTTGCAACGTATGTTTCGGGACGCATCGCTTATCAGGCACGCACCGGCGACCGCGAAGCGGATACAGCTATTGAAAGGTATTGGCAGAAATGGTGCAACGACTGCGATTTCTTGGGGCGTCACAACTTCACAACGCTTTTACAACTCGCGGTGACCGCAATGTTGAGGGACGGAGATTGTGGATTCATCATCGTTCGCGACCGCGAAGATTTGAAACTGCAAAGCGTCGAAGCCGACCGCATCGGATCGCCTTACGATCAAACAGATACCGATAAATACATCGGCGGAATAAATGTTGACGATTATGGAAGACCCGTTTCATACACAATTTTCACGCGTACTATTAATAACCAGTATGTTTCTCCTACTAATATTGTTGCAAAAGAGTTTATCCACTTATTCGACGCAGCAAGGTTGGACGAATATCGTGGGCGATCTGCTTTCGCAACTGCGTTAAACGCAACTAGAGACCTACAGGAAGCGATAAAAGCCGAAGTGCAAGCGATCAAATACGCTTCGTATCAGTCCGGAGTCATCACCACCGAATCAGGCGCAGCCGACGCAGGCGACTACTTCGCTCGCGGCAACTCAAACGATCAAGGACAGGTCGCACGCCTTCAGTCACTCGATCCGGGCACGGTCAACTATTTGAGCGCAGGCGAGAAAATGGAAATGTTCAAGTCGGACAGACCGACAGGCGCATTCGGAGAGTTCATTCGCTTGGTGCAAGCTCACATTTGCATGGCAGTCGGCTTGCCTTACGGCTTCGCATTCGACGCCGACAAGTCGGGGCCAATGGCAAGGATGGAGGCCGCGATGGCCGAGCGAACATTTCTTCGGTGGCGTGGACTCTTGGAAGGTCAGTTTTTAAACCGCATCAAAAATGTTATCCTTCTCGACGCCGCATCTCGCGGACTCATTCCAGATTCCGAATATTTGCTCGATGGCCGCTGGTGCTGGCCTGCAAAGGTTTCGATTGATTACGGACGCGAAGCCAATGCCGATATTGCACTTTGGAAAGCTGGCTTAAAAACAGCCGGACAAATTTACTCCGACATGGGCGAGGATTACGAAGAGGCACTTCGCGCAAGAGCCAAAGAGGCGAACATGATCAAGGAACTTGGTCAAGAGTTCGACGTGAAGCCTTCGCGCATTTCGGACTCCGTTCCGACAAGCACGTCCGACTCGATTGAAAAAATTCCTCCGCTCATCGAAAGCATCGGCGCAAATGGAACATTTGCAGTTTCAACTATTCTAGCCCAACTCGCTTCGGGCGGATTAACTTCCGAACAGGTTGCAGTTATCTTGCGCGTTGTATTTGGAATGGACGAGGAGAGCGCGGATGAATTAACGCGATCACAAGAACCAAAACCGCAACCGCAACAAAAGCCGGAGGAACTTTCCTCACTCGCAGACGAGAACAAGCCAAGCAAGGGAATGGTCGAGGAGGCCGCTCGTGGCTTGGAATGGCGCAGGAAATACAACCGAGGCGGAACCGAAGTCGGAGTCGCACGCGCTCGCGATATCTCGAACGGCAAGAATCTTTCGGACGACACGGTCAAGCGGATGCACTCGTTTTTCTCGCGTCACGAAGTTGATAAAAAGGGACAGGGCTTTCAACCAGGCGAGGACGGCTTCCCATCCGCCGGCCGCATCGCATGGGCATTGTGGGGCGGAGACGCAGGACAGACTTGGGCCGCTGATAAAGTAAAAGGGATGCAGGCCTCGCAACCCGAACAGATGAAAGTCTCGCTCGCCGTCCGCGATACATTCGGACGCATTACCGGCTTTGAAACAAAGCACGAACTCGTTATGCCAACTCCAGAAAAAGACGAAGAGCAAGACGACTTTATAGGCCGCTGCATGGTAAGCGGAACGATGACGAGCGAATATCCAGACGAGAGTCAGCGCACCGCCGTCTGCATGGCGCAATGGGAGAAAAAATAAATGATCACACACGGAATCGCACTCGAAGCAAAAAAAGCACTCATCACCGGCGTCCATCAACCCGGCGACGATTACCGGATCGCGCTTTACAGCGCATCGGCAAAGATCGGGCCGACAACAAAAGCGTACACAACCGAAGGCGAGATCAAAGGCATTGGCTATACCGCCGGAGGCGTAGCACTAAAGGGACATCGCACAGGCATCATCGGCAAAAATGCCTTTATAACATTTGATGATGTCGTCCTAAAATCTGCAACATTCGCGGCAGCAGGCGCGATGATCTACAACGCCAGCAAAGGCAACGCTGCGCTTATCGTCTTGAGCATCGGGACGGAGAAGCACGTTTACAACAGCACGTTTGAATTGAAATTTCCCAAGCCAACCGAAACCAGTGCATTGATTTTACTAGCTTAAATATGAAACCAACAAATCCAATCGTTATCGACGGAAAGACCTACGATCTTTACACCATGACACTCGCAACAGCGAGCCGCTACAACTCGCCAGACCAGCAGGACGCGAGCGTTGTATTGACGCTCACGCCTACACGCTTTGAAGGCGACCAAGTGGAGCAGTCGCAAGAAAATAATCGGACGGTTCTTTTCGGTTCGCTCGCCTCCGCTTCGCAACCAGCAATCGTCGCGGTCGATGAAGTATCCGCCGCAATCCAAAAATTCATTTTCGCGGAAGGGCTTTAAAATATGGCCGTCATCAAAGCAGCCGCAAGCGGGAACTGGAGCGCGACAGGGACATGGACAGGTGGCGTAGTGCCAACGCTCAACGATACGGTTTACGCCAATAGCTTCACGGTCGCACTCGACCAAGCCATTGACCTCACAGGCTCAACCGTGGATACGAGCGGTTCGTTTATCCCAGGCCAAATTTACATGGTCGTTAGTCTTGGCACAACCAACTTTGCATTGACGGCAAACTGCATCGCGCCCGGCACGAATGCTGGAACGGCAGTCGCGATCACATCGGCAATCGGTCAGATTTTCCAAGCCGTCAACGCTGGCACAGCAACCACCGGCACGGCGCGCAGAATGGGAGCGTTGTTGAACTACGTCAACACGCCGCTGACGATTGCGACAGGCGGGAGCTTCACGCTGGCGGCAAGCTACAATATTACTGGAGCATACATCCAAGCAGGCTCTGCGAACTGCTTGACGGTCTCCGCCGCCGCAAGCTCGACGCTCGCAGGATGCCGTGCGACAGGCTCGGCGTTTACTCTCTCAACTCGCGCAATCGCATTTTCATCCAGTGGCACTTTGACGCTTAACGGCATCGTCGCCATCGGCGGCAGGGTTGCAGGGACAACGGCTGCGGACGGAGCGCACGCGATTGAATCGACCTCAGCGGCAGGAACTGTTGCATTTACAAATGCCAGCACCCTCACAGGTGGAAGCGGCGGCTTCGCATTTGGTATCAATAATAACAGCACAGGAGTGGTCACCGTCACATCTGGTACGTTAACAGGAGGGGCTGCATTTTCTTACAGCCTAAACAACAACAGCACAGGCACGGTCACCATAACCTCCAGCTCTGTGACTGGTTCAAGCACCACCAACGGAATCTGCATCAATAACTCGAGCACAGGCACGATTACCGTCACCTCCAGCACGATCACGGGCGGAACCACCCAAGCCACAGGCATCACCAACTCGAGCACAGGCACGATTACCGTTACATCAAGCACGGTTACAGGTGGGAGCAACACCAACGCATTTGGCATCACCAACAACAGCACAGGCACGATCACCGCCACCTCGACTACGCTGACAGGCGGGAGCGGCACAACCGCCACAGGACTCAACAATGCCAGCACAGGAACTATTGTATCGACAGGCGACATCACCGCCACCAACTCGGGAAATGGATTAGCATCGGCAAGCACAGCCGCCAGCGTCAAGGTGAGCGGATCGCTCATCGGCAGCGCAAACGGCACAGCCGCTGTTTACGCCATCAAATTCTTAATCGATCCAACGCCTTCCATTGCAAAAATTCGCCAAGCAAAAAACGGATCGACAACATATTCGGATTTCTTCACCTCCGACAACAGCCTCGGCCAAGCGGCAATTACCGACGTTCGCTTCGGAACCGTCTACGCAAGCGGAGCTTTGACGGGCGTTGCATATATTCCATCGGCTTCCAGCGTGGCATTCGGCGTGCCTGTAGATGCCACAACCGGCACGGCAACGCTCACCGCCGCTGACGTGCGAGCCGCAATAGGCATGGCAAGCGCAAACCTCGATACACAACTCGCAGACTTGCCGACCGCAAGCGAGAACGCCGACGCAGTCTGGAACGAGGCTACGAGCGGACACACAACCGCTGGCACATACGGCGGAAGGATCGTGCGCTCAATTAATGCGAATAACGAACTGCAACTCACCGGCTCGTATCACGCCGCCGCAGTCGTTCACGATTTTCAAGCCGCAGTCATTCAGTCCGCGGCCTTCGCTACAAGCGCAGTCACACTTTTCACAGGCGCAATGCGAACTGAACTCACGCCAGAACTCACGGAGATCACCGAGGTTCACGCGATCCACGGACTCGATATCGCAAACGCGCTAACGGTCACGCCTACGAGCAGGACATCAGGCGCGATCACGCAAGCGATCACCGGAGACGGCACAACAAACACCGTAGTAACGAGAGTCTAAGCGGATGCTAGCTTCCCTGCTCATCGCAACGCAGGGCTTAATGCCAAGCCCAACGCCGCTTTCAATCGGCGTTCAAGGCTTGCTATTTATTTCGGTAGTTCCGCCTGTCCCGATCAATCCAATCGATTTGCCTGGGGGCGGAGGAAGAGGACGCGAAGAGCGCAAGGTCACGGCCACCGTTCGCGGAGTGCGTCTTGTTTTCTCGGTCGCGAACGTCGAAGCCTGCGCCGGTTCTAGCATTCAAATCGTAGGCTCATCTTGCTTCGCCAATGCTGGAGATGCAGAGCTTTGCGCCAGCACAAGCACTACGGTTCTAGGTGCTCGCACTCACGCCAGCGCAAATCGCCCGGAGATAAGATTCTCGATGTCGTTTGATGTCATTGGAGGCGAAGAAGAGAACGAGTTAGAAGTTTATTTGATGGCACAAGCGGCGATGGGATTGATGGACGACTAATTGACATTTGCGCCAGCGCATGGATGTCATCGAAGGAGTTTCAATCATTTCAATCGGCGAGGCTAAAGGCCACGGGCTTTACGTGGACGAAACAACTCTTATGCAAGTCAAAGAGTGTGCGGAGACCTACAAAGGCGGCGTCAAAGTCAATCTGGATCACGGCGCAGGCATCAAGGACATCGTCGGATTCGTGAACAATTTCCGCATCGTCGGCAAACAACTCTTGGGCGATCTCAACCTTCTCGAAACATCGCCAATGCGCGACTACGTGATGGAGATTTCAAGCAAACTCCCGGACACATTCGGAATCAGCATCGCTTTCACAGGCCCGATCCGCGAAGTTGAAGGACTCGCCTTCGCAAGTTGCACCGAGCTTTACAGCGCAGACCTAGTGCAAACACCAGCCGCAAACGCGACAGGTCTTTTCAGTTTTACGGCAAAGCAAGTTGACAGTTTTTCCAAACAAATGCCCGAAGATACCGCAACAACAGCAATGCCCGAAGATTCGGGAGAATCCGAAGTCACAATCGTAGATCTTTCCAAGCGCATGAGTGCGCTTGAAGAGGCTTTCGGTTCGATGAAAACCCAGATGGAAGCAATGATTCCAGCTGAAAAGCCAGTAGCCGAAATGAAAGAAGAGATGACCGCTGAACTAAGCGTCATTTCCAAGCTTGAAGCAAAGCTTGACTCGATCATCAGTAACTTTGGAGCCGCTCCAGTAAAGGCATCGGTAGTCGCAGAGGAGAAGGCAGTCGAAAAATTCGACCTTAAATCAGTCATCGTGCAGAAGACCGAGGAACTCGGCAGCCGCACCGAAGCTATCCGCTTCGCAATGCGTAATCACCGCGAAGCCTACATCGAGGCACGCGATAACAACGAACTCAACTTTTAATCA